TGTCATAGTGGCTTCGTGACCACTACGGAAATATCTGTTCAGTGTATCGGGGTCGAGAGCAGCCTCTGCCGTGAGCAGTCTATTGGACAACTCAGACTTTAGATCTCTCCTCGCTAATATCGACTGAAGATCCCGATGTGTAAGGATCAGCTTAGGCATTAGTCGAAATCATCCCGAATCTTGAATTTAACAAGGTCGTAAACGGTTTGCTTGCCGCCACCAGAAAAGGTGATTTCGATCTCGCCTTCATACTGACCAGCCGAAGCAAAGGTCGTGGCACTGAAGTCAGTAACGCAAATGCCGCCTTGTCCGTTAGAGACTGAGCACGTTCTCGTATCAGCGAGAGTTGTTTCACCAAGCTGACGAATTCTGAGTTTTACGGTAGCTCCGGTTATATCAATGGGTGCCCAAGTGTCGCTATTCTCCTCATCGAGAACCTGACCCGCTGCTGCGGTGTTTTTGTCTTTGAGCGTAAGCGTTAGCTCTGGAAGGGTGTCGCCTACCACCAAGCTCAACGTATCGGAATAAGCCATTACATGAACTCCCTATAACGAACCTTCAGGGTTCCACCAGAAAAACCGTACTTCACTTGCCGGACCGTTCTACCCACCTCTCGCTCGAACAATTGCTTGTTCATGCTTGCGGCACCTGGGTTGGTGAATGGTTGGTTGGGCATCATTTGAAGGCGGTACAGCGCCCCTTGAGCAATCGTCTCTCTATGCTCTTTACCAACGAAGTCAGGAACGCTTGTTGATGAGGAGGATGGCTTGAGGGAGTAAAGAACCCTGAACGTATCCGCAGTCGATGGGATTGGTGCCACAAAGAAGGATGAATTATCCCTTTGCGAATAGTACTTGGGGGTGCCTCTTTGTGTTTCGTCGCCTAATTTTTCGAGCAGCTCGTTGAAGCTAACCGGCTGTAGCTTCTTCTGATCAGCGAAGACGTCAGTGATGTAGTTCATCTCGGTGCCAGTGGGTACGGTAACTTCGTACTCATTGATCCCCGCGATAACCGCAACTTGCTCTGGCTCTGGAATGTACACGCCAGTGCGCTTACAGAACTCAATGGCTGAGTCCCGTATCGCTCTTTCAATCAGAAAGTCAGGAGCACCCTGAGTCTCTGGTCGCACATACAAACTAAAGTCAGAGTACTTCACTACATACGTCCCGCGTTAACGTCCGGCGATGAGGGCATGGGCGTAACCGCTGCGTCTACTTGGGTCTTAACTCCAAGCGCATTAGTAAATCCTTGGTAGTGCATCATTGATCTCTGAGCATTACCCGCGAACTCGCTATCCTTCTGGTATGCGCGATACAGGATGTAGTCCAGAATTGCATTTGCGTATACATCATCCAAGCTGATAACCGTCGTATCTGAAGAGAAGTTGCTTATAGAAATGTCGGTTGGAGCCGCGCTATAAACAATTTCAAGATTAAAAGCGGTGGTTGCTTTTGGATACACATAGAAATGCTTAGGGTCCGCCGGATCAAAGATAAAGTGTTCAATTTTCCGAGTGCCATCGGCAGTTGTTTCGTGCCAATTGGGAAGGGTCTCATCTAGGATCTTGCGATCAACCTGAGTGATTGCGCGACCAGCAACATTGCGAACAACGTCAACTAACCGAAGTCCGGTTGTCGGGATTGTTTGCTTGCTGCCAGCAACACAGGTGAAATTATTGACATTCTGCATGTTCGCATCAGGACGATGCAGTACGACTTCTTTTTGAGCGTCATTAAAAAACTTGAGCAGCTCATCATTTGGGAAGCGCACGTTGGTGCTATCCTGAAGGATAATTGATGCGCGACCCAAAATATCTACGACCTTAGTTGTCGCCATCTTCTGTCTCCCATTCGATTACTTCGAGATCTGGGTTATTGCCAAATATCGGGTCATAGCTGAACTCGTTACCCGTGAAGATGTTCCTAACAGTCTTAGGGGTTCTAATCTTTGGAGCAGCTACTGGGTTCTCTTTTTCATCTTCGAGACGAGCCAGTTGATCCTGAAGCTCAGACAGTTTTAGTCTGCGATCCAGCTTCACATCAAACTTCTCTTTAGCTTCTTCAAAGATCTGATCTTTTTCGGTCTTGTCAGCCATTCTTTGTTCCTAATAAAAGAAAGGGGGAGGAGAACCCTCCCCCAAACTAGAGGACTACTACGTCCACTTACCTACGACTAGTGCGTCAGGAGTAACGACCTTGGAGCCGTATACTTTTAGACCGCGCACTTGGTCACCAAAGGTAGTCTCCATACGAACAGTTTCAGCATTTGTGAACTGAGACGCGAAAGAGATTGCCTTGGGATGACCCGCGAGAACGTGGGTATAGCCACTGTCAGAGCCTGATCCTGGGGTATACAGCATGTTGCTTTGGTAAACCGTGAAACGGTCAACCATGCCAACCTTGCCGTTACGCAAAGGAGAGGTGTCATCGCCAGTCAAGTAAGCTTGACGAAGCTCAGACTGCTTCAACAAAGAAACAAACTCAGGAGAAAGAACGATGAATCGACCTTCTTCTGGGATGTTCAAGTTGTCTAATGCAGTAGACATGCTCAGGATGCTGGTCAAGATGTTTGAAGCACTAATGGTGGTCTGGCTACCAGTAGTGGTAGCGCCAGTCGCAACATTTGCTAAAACGTCTGTCTCAACAGCTACACGCATACCTTCGGAGGCATCGCCACTAGCAGCTTCGAGCAAGCTGATGTCGGCTTGTGCAGCCAATACATCGTCAACCTTAAAGCTGTAGTACTTAGCTTTGTCGATCAACAACTCAACTTTAGCTGTGGTCAGCTCTTGAGTTGTGATTGAACCAGCGTAGTCGTTGATGGTTACGGCAGGAACTGTACGAATAACAACCTTTTCGCCTTGACCAGAGATTTCGCCCTCGTAGTCGGTATTTGAAATGGCTGGCAGTACAGACTGCTTGTAGAATTTAGCTTGCAGGAGCTTGCTAAAAATTTCAGGGATAAAGTTGACTTCAGAAGTCGTACCCGTAGAGAAAAATGAAAAACTCATGTTAAAAAATCCTCACACAAGAGATTGTATTAACGGCGAATTCTTCCTTGGTTTTGGGCTTCTAAGATCTCTGCTTGGTGCTTCTCGAATACATCGTTAGGCATGCGCATAATCTCATCAACCGTCCAAGTCTTTCTTTCGCCAGTTGCATTCGCCTTTCGAGCTTTAGGCATCTTCGGTTCAGCAACCGCTTTTGCTCGCTCAAGAGACGACTCTTGCGGCGTTGGAGCTTTGACCCCTAGATCTTCTTTGAACTGTGACAAGACAGCGTTCACATCGTTAGATGTACCAGAGTTAATCCACTCCTGAATCTGAACGTCTTGACTGTCTAGCCATAACGCCCAATCCGACGTTTGAGTTATATCCTCAACGTCTGGGTGGACTGCTCGTATCCGCTCGAAGTGAGCGTCTTGAGCTTGCCTCTGAACATCTTCTAGTGCTCGTTGTTCCTGCGCAGCCAAAGCATCTCTCTGGTTCTGCATCTCCTCTTGCGTCCGAGTAAGCTCGTCCAACACTGGTGCAAAGTCGGGATAATCCTCCCGTAGTTGTTGCAACTGCGCGTTGTCTCGCTTGCTCTCTGCAAGCTGACTCTTCAAATCAGTTAGCGTTTGAACTAAATCCGCGTTCTGCTTCCTTAGCTCTGATGCCTCTTGAGTCGCATGAGTCATCTTCGCCTGAGCACCCTTCATCGCACGTTCAGCTTTTTCTAAAGCTGTCTCTAGTTCGGAGGCTTCGCCGCCTGTCTCCTCACTAGGAACCTCATCCGCCTTTGTCTCCGCCATGTCCACAGGTTCTGTGGGGGCTTCTTGAATCATTTCCTCCGGCTCTTCCTGAGTGTCCGCTGCCACGGGTTCAAGTTGTCCTTTCGTCATCTGATCCAACAACTCACGGGCTTCCGCTTCCAGTTGCTCTGGGTCATTTCTAGCCATATTTTTCCTCACGAGTCCGCTAGGGATGTTCGTTTCAGTCGATCACGGATAGTCCTCTCGGAGTCCGTGATTTTTCAAGAACAGCTTTCGCTGTATCTTCTAGTTCAAGCATGAATCGAAGTTCGGAAACCCGACCTTGCTCGAACCGAAAATTCTTTTCGTCTGCTTGCTCTAATCGCTGTTGAGCGTCTTCGAGCCTGTTATGCAACAGGTCCGAGACCAAGCTCCATTGGGTCTGGCTCCTGAGCCATAGGACCGCTTGGGCTTGCTCCAGCGAGAGCTTGATTTTGGATTGCTTGCTCAGCCGCCAACCTCTCTTCAGACTTAATTACTTCATCAGGATCAATATCCATCGACTGCGCGATATCACGCAGAAGCTGATTACGATCCACTAAAGCCGCATCCATGGGGTTAGAGACCAAAGACAAGAATTGGAGAAGTCTTTGGGATTGCACTTCCTTTTGAACCAGAGCAGTGCTGCCTCTGGGGATGATCTTGAGATCACCCTTAGCCTTCTCATTGGTTCCGAACTCCATATTGAAGTGGAACAAAGCCTCGATCATAGGCTCCAACAAGAAGTCATCGATGTTCTTAATGGTGCTTTTCAGTGCGACATTAGCCGCGCCCATCAACATCGATATACCTGTCGCAGTTTTATTCAAACTACGAGTTTGCTCCCCGTGAGTATAACTTGGGAGCGACGTTGTTTCATCAGCAAATCTTCTAAATAATTCAACGATTTGGTTCAATCCGTTAGCGTTTGCTATGGGCTGATACCATCGAACCGCTGGCATAGATCCGTCACCACCTTCGCGCAAAAACACACGCCAAGGATGGATGTCAGTCGGGTCTTCACCAGCGGCTAGAAGATCTGTGTTTACTTCCACCATGGGACCGGAACTCAACGCCAAGTTGTCGATCCAAATACGAGTCGCTGCATTCATCGTGACCTGAGAGTCACGCATCATTCGAGGTACGCCAGTACCCCAGAACTGATGGGGGCTGCGCTCGTAGGGGAAAACGTGATACGGCATCTTGTACCCTGAGATAGGGTTCAACATGACCTTGAGCACCTTGCCCCCGCACATCCACACACAGGTGCTGAAGTCATCAGACTTATCAGCATCTTCGGGGATCTCTATGCCGTGCTCTTCTAATTCATAACCATCGATATCACCCCAATACTCTGTTACTTCAAAGCGATGGCTTTCCGCGTGTTCATGAATGCCAGCGATACGGCGACGAGTGCGCTCGTGATCTTCTTCGGTGTGGTTGCCGCGACGATTATTCTTCAACAAATACCTAACTATCTCCCCATCGAATCCTGGGAGATCTGCTAGATCACGGAACTGGCGGCGGGTTAAAACGTGGCGGCGGAACAATCCATCGCAATCGGATAAATTCGTGCAGTAGGGGTCTGGATAGAGATCAAAAATACTAACACTCTCCACCTCTGGCATGGCTTGCTCTACTTGAGCTAATGCAAATCCGGTTTGTCCCGTTGTGGGGTCGAGTACTTTTGAATAACTTTGCTTGCGATCAATGCGAACAGTACCAGCTTTGACTGCACCTGACCCGAAAATACATGCCTCAAGGATAGATTCTTTTAGCTTTTGCTCAGCGTTAGATTCTTGAAGCTGATCGTGAATAACCGTGGTCATTTCTTCAGAAGCTTCATGGGCAATGTCTTTCTCAGCCTCAAGGAACTCTGACTCTAACTCCTGCATTCTCGCCATGATCAAGTCTTGATTCATCATGGGGTCCATGCCAGAAGCTTGGATAATCTCTTGCGTTGCCATCTCCCGCATCTGCATTGCTTTGAGCGGGTCAATCTGAGGAATAGCGGTTGGCTCTACCGCGAAAAACGCATCACCGTGCTGGAACAATAGGTCCACAATACGGCTATATGCAGCCATAACTTTGGTTCGCGTTAATCCCACAAACACTTTAGAACGGGCACCGGACTCGTTCAGGCGAGCTAATACATCAGGCTCGTACATCCCCTGAAACTGGCGAAGGTCTTTCAACCACTCGTTCTCAGTTTCTTTGCGAGCATCTTTGTATTCTTGGTAGACAGCAGACAGCCGAGACCCTAGACTCAATAGTTCTTGGTCTTGGGTACCATCAAGCTCTTCTTCTACTACGTCGAGTTGGACTTCGCTCATCTAATATCCTGCAACCGAATCAACCGAGTTGAATCGTTTCTGAATAATCGGCGCACGAGGGCGCGGCATACTTGCTAGTCCATGCAGGGCGATGGCGAACGCCATCACGCGATCATCATAACAGCCTTGTTGTGAATTAAAAGCTCCTTTTTCATCAATAACATAGGTGCGTAATTCGTTTATTAGCTCCTGATCTGCGATTCCACTTTCGCCTTGTCGGAGCAGCGCAGCAAGATTGTCGATGATCAGCGGTTTCGTTTTTGAGGTGGTGAGAAAACCACCGCGCTTTGTCAGCTTGTCGCCATACGCTCCATCTACGCTGGACTCTACAAAAAGGTTTGGATACCCCAGCTCCTGCAAGCGTCTCAGTGTAGTCAGACCGTGGTTGTTTCTTTCCACAATCACATAAGCATTGTTGAACCGCTCACCCAAAGCGCCAATAGCATTACCCCACTCGAAGGGATCGATATGCCCATGCCAGCAAGCCACTTGCCTACCTAAGCTGTCCAAGACCTGAGCAACACTGTAGTCGCCATAAGACAACCCTTCGGCTACGTCCACACCAATAACATAGGACTCATCTCGGCTCGGCGGGAACCACTCTTTGTATGGACCGCTACTGTGAGGAGATAGAGCACCGTTCCGGTAATCGCCTCGGAAGTCTGGCGTGTAGCACTCGACTTCTGCTTGCTGAAGAGCTGTATCCTCCACAAAGCATCTACCGCTCGTTAAGAAGCTCTCAAGGGGCGTGGAGGGGTACTCTTGCTTAAAGAGGTCAGAACTACCTAACTCATCTAACTTAGCCCTGCGGAAGCATAGCTGCGCGTCTGAGAGGTTATAGGTTTTAGCGAGCTTGTACTCTTCAGGTGTTGCCTCGAAGTAAGGGCTAGGTTTGCGCACATACTCCGGCATCCAGAACCAAGGTACAAAACAAACAACCCACTCAGTCTCGCCCCTCAGAGATTTCATGCATTGATCATAAAACCATCCACCAGCCCCGTTAGCTGTGGACTCCAAAATTACTTCAGACTTCTGACCGCCTACTGTTTGGAGTAGACCGGCAACGATATCCGCTCCTTGGGGATAGAACGCTACTTCTGATCCGTGGACGAATCGGTTTGTTTGACCGCGTCCCGTTTGAGTTGATCTTGCCGTTCCCACGCGGTAACGGGAGTTAAGACCGTCAAACACGAGCGTCTGTGCGCTCTGCGAACTAATAGGCGGTTGAAAGGCTGGATGAGGTACGTTGTCATAAAAGAACTTAACCATGTTAAAAATCGAGTTAGTCGATTCAGCCAAGTGTGATAGAACGAAGGCATTTGCATTGCGGTTTTGGGTAATCCTCCAAAAGTATCTGCCCTCAACATAGGTGCTGATCCCTACCTGTCGGGCTTTCAAACAAAGCGCCCGAATCCTGCCTGTTTCAGCGAGCTGGTCTTCGAGCTGTTGATGGACAGCGATCTGTCCTGGGTTCAGCCTAAATGGCTGGATATCACCTTCCTTGGTGATGACCTTCAATATATTTTTTGCGTAAAGCGGGAAGTCCCCCTTTAGCTTTCGAGCAGCGTCTTCAAGCTTCATTGTTCTTACTCACAGCCTTAGCCCAGAACAAAAACATCTCCGCATCTAACGTGTTGCGCATCATGTTCACTCGTGCGCAGACCAATCGGACATTGTTTCTGGTATAACCAAGGCTGTTGTCCATCCTGTCTATAGACGCAGAAAACTCAAAGTTCTCCATAGAGTGAGTCATCGGGAACCCCGTGACAGCACATTCGCCGTTTTGGTCTTTCCAAATTTCCATTGCGTCATCTATCGTAAACTCGAAAACCAAGCCTTTTTTCTTGGCGCGGTGCCTCGCAATGTTTATTCGGTCTCGGAGATAGAGGTTGATGCTCTTAGCGGCAGACTTCTTAGCGGACTCCCACTTACAGGCGGCACACTGATCCCTGTCTGGTAGAACATCTAAAGACCCGCAAATGGCGCACTTACGATTTTTATCGTCCATTCTTCGCCTTTGGTCATTTGTTCAAATTTACCAATAGCCGCTTTGGACGAGCTGACAGCGATGGTGTCACCCATCAGATCCATACCTAGTCCTATGCAACCCTGCACATCTTTACTAAAGTTAGCGACATGGATCAGGATGTGAGTTCGATCCGGTACATCCTTTATGTGCCATGTTTCGCCAAATCGCGGAGAAGTCCGCCACCCCATCTCGTACTCCCCTTCAGGGATACAAGACACATTGGGAGCGTTCTCTAACCACGGACGCTCAATGCTGTAGAACTTATGGTTATCGATATTGATCACGCCCAACGTACCGGAGGGGTGATAGCAGAATCTCTCCATCAGTATTTCACCCACGCTTGGCTTCCTTCTTCTTTCCAAAGATCCGGTCATAGTTGTCAGAAAACTTCTTATTATCTGTAGGGCGGCGGAGATCACCTTTCCCATAGAATGTTTCCTTGTGATCGCAACGAGACTTCTTCATTTTGATTTCTTAGGCGCTTTCTTCTTTTGCTTCGGCTTTGTCTTAGCCATCGGCTTCTTGCCATAACTCTTTCCGTAACCCACGAGAGATCCTCCTACTTTCTTGATTTAGCGCCGGAACACTTCCAGCGTTTGCGAGATAGATTGTTTGGTGTGTTGGGGTCGTTCTGCTTCTTCTTAGGCAAACGCTTCTTTATCCCGAGACTGCGAGCGCAGTAAGAGTCGCCCTTGCTAGTTCCAGGCTTAACACGCCTACTGCCATCTTTGGCTTTACCAGCTTGACCGTAGGAGACCTTCTTGCCTGACGCCGTGACCTTGACCTTGGCTTTCCCTCTGGCTGGCTTCGCCATTACTTCGTCCTCTTGTGGGTGTAACTAATCTTCTTGCTGCTGGTCTTGGATCGCTTGAACTTGGCTTTCTCTTTGGGGGACATCTCAGAGGCGGTCTTGGGTGTCTTGGCGGATACCCGCTTGGTGGGTCTACAAGCTGGGTAGCTCTTACGCTTGTCCTTCTTACCGGAACGCCCACACTTCTTGCCTGTCTTAATGTCGCGCCAGTCTTCTTTGAACCAGCGTGTTAGCCCACCATCACTTTTTGCCACTCTTCTTCACCGTCTTGTATTTGCCGCCACGCCTCTTGTACTCCTGAACAAGCCAGCCATTCGCATATGCACTGGGGTAAACCTTAAACTTCTTCTTCGCAGCCGCCTTCACACGCGCATACAGCGCCTTATCGGTTGGTTCATTTCTTGCCACGAGAACCCCGCTTGCTTGTTACTTCTTCCCTGAGCGCTTTCGCTTTTGATCTTTTAGACAACTCGTTCAAATGGAAGAGCTGCTTGCTGTTTTTGGTGTGGCGAGCGCCTGAATGAACCTCGCCACTCGGCATTTTGTGGGTTCCGCCCTTGTGAAGGGTTCCGTCCTTGAAGTAATGCGGTACGCCCTTTGCCATGTTCGCCACCCAATCTACTAATTATATTTATAATCTACTGATTATAAAACAAATTTGGTGGTTTAACGCAAGGACAGATCAGGATTAAAAGCCGGACCCAATCCGAGGGACAGCTTGTCCTAAACGAAGGGACAGCTCTTACGAATCGCACATTTATGTGTGTCCCAAACTGGGACTTTTGGCTTGTCTGTACCCCGAATCAGGACAGTACCCCCCACAGTCTGTCCCTTATCTTCGGATGTATTTAATTTACCAAGGGGTATTGGACCTACGGGTGATCCTCTTGTAGCAGGGAACGCAGTAATGTAGGTCATCCTCCGTAACCCACGCAGTCTTGCGGCAGTTTGCGCACTCAACTGGGAATTTCCTTTCCTCTTTTTTCTTGGTGGGTACTCTCATATTGACCGCCCCCTAATTTACGGGGTGCAGATGGGACACATTGTCCTCACGAGGCGCTCTGAAGAACATCTTAATGACGAACTCCAGGTCTTCTCGCATGAAGTAAGCGGTCTCTTCTACTGTGATGCAGTCCAGAAAAGGGGCTACGAACTCCAGAAAGCTGTCCTCGCTCATATCGAGGTACTCAGAAGCCGTTTCTACTCGCATCATATATTTATTCATTAGGTACTCTCATAAGCTATGCCCCCTACTTGGGTGAGTCCTTGTCAAAATAGGGTCTGGGAGATCGGATATGCCTCCATGGAGCCTGACTATTTTGCTTCGCCAAATCGCTCCATCTGGCACCCCTCCCCTAACGGTTTTGCAGAGGGATCGCGTCCTTTTTGACCCTGATCCGAGGCGGTTGTCCTATGAAGGGAGACCCTGCTCAGTGTAAGTCATTGATCTCTTTTGGCTTTTCTTCTTCGTCGAAGTCCAAATCAGCAAGAAACGTCCCTTCGAACTGCACAATCTCTTGTTTCTCTGGAGCAAAAGCGCCGAAGACCTTGCCTAGCACCTCTAATGCTCGGACTCTGGTTGCCTCGCCGTTCTCGTCATCGATGGCTTCCGCCGTGAGACGCTCAACCAGCCAAGCCACTTTGTCCTCTGTTCCGCTCATGATCTCGTCCCTTTTACGTTGAATCGCCTCTGCAATGTATGGTTTCGACAGGTTCTCGTTTGCCATCTGTCTAGCCGTATGTTCGCTATAACCTGCCCTGCGAGCCGCCTCAGCGCCGTTCTGGCACTCTAGGTACTCAACGATGAATCTTTCCTGCCGTGCTGTCAGGCGACGTTCTGGCGCTTCTACTGCCTCTACGTCTTCTTGATACTCATCCATAAGAGAATCCCGCATTGGTGGGTTTCGGTTTCTTTTCCCGCCTCAAAAAAAATGGGCTGCGCTGCTGACCACAGCCGCGAAGATGATCCAAGCGCTGCGCTCAACAATGACACCCTTGCCTGACCGTGCAGCCTGAGCCTCTGATGCTTCTCTGACCTGTTCCTCGATCAGATCCAGCCGGAACTCGTGCCGATTAACCCGCTGTTCGAACCCGTCCTGCCGCTCATCTATGCGAGCGAGCTGCGCCATTGTCTCGGCGAGTTTGTCGAGCTTCGACTCGATCCGATCCAGTCTGGTGATGCGGTCCATATGAGAATCTGCTGTGTCCATTTTGCGTCTGTTGATTTAAGAATTTGAAACTTTTTTCAATTTTCGCACAGAAATCGTTTGACCCCTACCGAAAACTCCTCTATCTTCCGCAGCCAGTCGGGTGCATTGCACCTGACTCGCACCCTAAGACCCATCCAGAGATGGCGAGGCGGAAAGCGTTACACCAAGCCACGGCGCACTAACAGCGCCAGTGTCCACACCTGAAGCTGGTGTGCTGATGAGGGCTACAGCAAGCCGAAACACAAACCGACAAGGAGTTCGAAATGAACGCACCTGAACTGAGCGATTACCTAAAAGCCTCTGAAGGCATCACCGCCATCAATCCCAAGCACCAGCGCCTTGTGACCAAGCTGGCACAAGCTCATCGCCGCGTTGACTTCCACGTTGACATGGCATCACTCGCTGCTGATCAGATCGACGAGGAGAACCCCAAGCTTTCTAAGATTTACGAGAAAGCGGAAAAACAACACCTTCGCGAAGAGGAAAAGTGGTTCGACAAAGCTCAAGATATCCAAGAAGAGCTGCCCCAGCGCGAAATTGCAAACACCGTTAAGCAACTGCTGGCAAACGTCAATTCGCAGGAAACCGAGACCGAGGAGGTAACCCTTCGTGTTGCCAATCGCAACGACCAGACGGGCTACGACGTTGCGTCCCTGCTGCCCAGCAACTACCGCGTCGTGCAGGTGAATGATGATTCAGTAATTGTCAGGGGTCGTGACCATGCCGGATGGACTGCCGAGGGGTATGTCATACCTCGCCTTGGGTCTGCCCTGCTTCACGCGACAGTGGAGGCGTCATGACCCCTTCCTGCTACACCAAACACCGAGACCGCAACGACTGCGTTGTCCGTGCTCTCGCCAACGCCGGTAACCTCGAATACGACGCAGCTTTCGAGCTGTGCCGCGAGGCTGGTCGAAAGGATGGCTGCGGCATGACCAGTACGGTCTGGGTGCCCGTGTTCGAGAGGGTGCTCAGCATGCAGCAAAGCGCCTACCTGAGCGACTTCAAGACCATCAAGTCGCTATCGCAAAAGCTCGCCCAGCGCGGCGGGACATATGTGGTTCAAGTCCGAGGTCACGTTGCGGCATTCCGCGACGGTGAGTGGCTCGACTGGATCGATAGCAACCGCAGACACCGTGTCCTTCGGGTCTGGGTGATCAATTCCAACTGATGAGTGCTGGGTGGTTCCCAGCCGAAACGCCGCGAGGCGTCTTGGAAAACCTTTTTGGGGTATGGCTCTGCGGCAACGTGGAGCCTCAACCGCATGCTCGGAGTCGGCAATTTCATAAACGATTGGAAGCGACTGCCCTGCCCCACCCTTAATCAATCGGAGCACCTACCATGGTCAAAGAAATCATTGTCACGATCAAATCAAACTACGGCACCGAAGCCGCATATCCAGTGTGCGAGCATGCAAAGCTGTTCGCTCGCATCGCGGGAACCAAGACCCTGACCATCGATACCATCGACAGTATCAAGGACATGGGAATCG